ACGAACAGAAGTATAAAACTGAACTACAAAAGTTTGCAGCGATGCAAATTGGAAGAAGAAGACGAGACGATTACACGGATGGTACAATAAGAATTCCAATCGAGTCACCGCCTCAATAATTAGGAGATAAAAAATTATGGCAATAGCATCAGCAGTATGTAACAGTTTCAAAACAGAAGTCCTAGAAGCTAAACACAATTTCTTAGCATCTGGAGGAAACACTTTTAAATTAGCTTTATACACAAGTTCTGCAAATTTAGGTGCAAGTACAACAGCGTATGCAACAAATCCAGGTGGTGGATCTAACACTGAAATTACTAACACATCAGGTTCAGCTTATGATCCAGGTGGAAAAGCATTAACAAGTGTCAACCCAGCTTTAGATGGATCAACAGCGTGTTGTGATTTTGCAAATATAAGTTTTACTTCTGCTTCTTTTACAGCAAACGGTTGTTTAATATACAATGACACAAATGCTGATAGAGCAGTTTGTACAATCGCATTTGGTTCAGACAAAACTGTAACAAGTGGGACTTTTACAATTCAATTTCCAACAGCAGACGCATCTAACGCAATACTTCGTATAGCATAGGGAGGAAATCCTTATGGCCAATTCTTGGAACGAATCCGGCACAACCTGGGGTACTAATCGTTGGGGAACAACTAACGCAATTACTCAAGGATGGGGTGCTGAAACATACGGAACAGGAAGTTCATGGGGCCAAGCTGGCGACGAAGTAATTCAATTAACAGGTTTATCATTAACATCATCGGTTGGAACACCTATAGCAGGTGCTGAACAAGGTTGGGGTAGAGCTGAATGGGGTGAAGAACCATGGGGAGAAAGTTTTAGCCCCGTTGTTACACTTACAGGTTTTGGATTAACTTCTGGTTTAGGTTCACCTACAATTACAACAGAAATAAATACAGGATGGGGACAAGATGGTTGGGGCGTAGAAAACTGGGGTCAGTCTGGACAAACAGTTGTAATAGTTTCTGGTGTTGAAGCAACTACCGGTATTGGAGAAGATGTAAGTTGGGGTAAACAAACTTGGGGATCTGCAACAACTGGTTGGGGCGGTGAATATTTCTTAATACCTGAAGACGTAATGGGTTTAACAGGTTTAAGTGCAACATCATCGGTAGGTACACCTACAGCTATTTCTGATTTTACTGGAACTCTTACAGGAGTTTCTGCAACTTCTTCTGTTGGATCTTTAGATCCTGCAGATCAAACAATGGGATTAACTGGATTAAGTTCAACTTCTTCTGTAGGTGCAATTACACCAGCAGATGTTATGGGCTTAACTGGTTTAGAAGCAACGACAGGATTAGGAACAATTGAAATTTCTACAAACCCTATAATAGATTTAACTGGACTTTCTATGACTGCATCTACAGGAAACTTAGATCCTGCAGATCAAGTTATGGGATTAACAGGAGTTTCAGCAACAGCATCAGTAGGAGCAATTGCACCAGCAGATGTAATGGGATTGACAGGTGTTTCAGCAACTGCTAGTATATCACCAATTGGCGTAGCTCCTTTAGGTTATGAAGATATAACAGGCACACAAAGTGCTGGATATAGTTCAGTTACAGCAACACAAAGTGCAAATTATACTGCAGTAAATGATTGACAATGAGTTTAAAACAAATTAAAAAAAGATACTAATTAGGAGAACAAAATTATGGCATCATCATATACGGATCTTGGTATAGAACTTATGCAAACTGGCGAAAATGCCGGTACATGGGGAACAAAAACTAACAACAACTTATCTTTATTTGAACAGTTAACTGGTGGATTTAATTCACAAGCTGTAACTGATTCAGGAACACCAACAGCTTTAACAATTGTAGATGGAGAGACTACTGGAACAGCTCAACACAGAATGATTGAACTTACAGGAACTATTTCTGGCGCCAGAGTTGTAACAATTCCTTTAGATGTAGAAACATTTTATTATTTAAGAAATTCAACTTCCGGTGCTTACACAGTACAATTTAAATATGTGTCAGGTTCAGGAGATTCACATACTTTTTCAGCTACAGATAAAGGTGACGCTATTTTATTTGCAACAGCAAATGATGGAACAAATCCAGATATATATAAAATAGCAACTGGAGATGTAACTCTTACAGGTACACAAACTTTAACAAATAAAACACTGACTTCTCCTAAAATTGGAACTTCCATTTTAGACACAAACGGCAATGAGTTATTTAAATTAACTGCAACAGGTTCTGCTATTAATGAATTAACTTATGCTAATGCAGCTGCGGGAAATGCACCAGCATTTACGGCTTCTGGAGGAGATACCAATATTAATATTAATTTAGTACCAAAAGGTACAGGCCAAGTTCAAGCAAATGGTAGTGGATTGGCAACAACAGGAAAAGCTATTGCAATGGCATTAGTTTTCGGATAAAAGAAGCACAGGAGAATAAATTATGGCAGCACCAAATCTAGTAAACGTATCAACGATAACAGCTAAGTCTTTTCAAGAGGCTTTAACAACTACATTAACAAATGAAATTATTGCAAACGCATCTTCTTCAGGAAAAGTATTTAAAGTTAACAATGTTATTGTAGCTAATATCGATGGATCTTCAGCCGTAGACGTTTCAGTCTTTATAACTAAATCAGGTGGATCACCAATTGCAATTGCAAGTACAATTTCTGTACCAGCAGATGCCACTTTAGTAGTTGTAGATAAAAATACAGCTCTTTATTTAGAAGAAGGCGATAACATTGAAGCTGGAGCTAGCGCAAACTCAGACGCAGTTATCACTGTAAATTACGAAGAATTAAGTTAGGAGGTCTAATTAGCTATGTCGAATGGCGGAATTATAGGACCAACTAACGATCCAGTAATTAATGATTTAATTACCACAGCAACTTCATCTACACCAGGTTTTGCCGTTAACCCGGCAAGTTCAACTGTAAGTGCTTTAATTGTAGCAGGTGGAGGAAATGCAAATTCAGGTGGACAAGCTGGAGGAGGCGGTGCTGGAGGTTACAGATATTTTGCAAGTATTCCAGTTACAGGAGGCAATCCTTATCCATTAGTAGTTGGAGGAGCAGCAACGAATAGTTCTGCTTTTGGTTATACTTCAACAGCAGGTGGAAATGGAAATGCGCCAAGAGGACAGAATGGACTCCCAGGAGGATCAGGTGGAGGAGCGGCCGATCATCACCCAAGTGGAGGAGGTTCAGGCGGATCTGGAAACGCTGGAGGTTTTACACCACCAGAAGGTAATCCAGGTTCAGGAGCTTCACCCGGATCAAACAGCGGAGAAACACCAGGAGCCGGTGGAGGATCAACTTCAGCAGGAGCAATAGAAACAGTTAATGGAACACCTTTTGTAGCAAGAGGTGGAGAAGGAACACCTAATAGTATTACAGGAACAGATTTATGGTATGCAACTGGAGGTTTTTATCCTGGTGGAAAAGCAGGGCCAAATGAAGTTGGGTGGCCAACTAGAAGTTATCCAGGAGATTGGCCAGCGCCATCTAATCCAGATGGAATTACTATGGCAAACACAGGTAATGGAGCTCAAGGAGAAGGACCAGGTTCAGGAGCATCGGGAGTTGTAGTTGTAAAAGAAGCAGGACTTGGAGGATTTGTAGCTTCAGGAGTGTGGGGTTTAACAGAACAATTAAAAGCAAAAAAAGAAGGAAACTGGAAATAATGGCACACTTTGCAGAAATAAAATCAGATGATAACGAAATTTTAAGAGTCGTTGTAATATCAAACAATGACGTAGATGCTAACGGCGGAGAAAATTCTGTTGAAGCTGAAACTTGGGTTGCTAATAATATGGACTCAGACGAATTAATTAAAGAACAATATGGCGGAACATATCCAAATACTTATTGGAAACAAACTTCTTACAATAATAATTTTAGAGGCAGGTTTGCAAAAGTAGGTGGAACTTATGATTCTGCTAACGATGTATTTGTAGAAATAAAACCATTTACATCTTGGGTATTACAAGACGATAAATGCCAATGGAAAGCACCAGTAGATCAACCAGATTATACAGGATACGTAAGTTGTGGCTGGTATGAAGAAGATCAAAGATGGAAAGCTGCAAATTCAGAAGGTGTTTTACACATACATGATGGTAGTTCTTGGAGTGAGGAGACAGAATAATGGCACACTTTGCAGAAGTAAAAACAGATAATAATGAAGTTATTAGAGTAATTGTTGTTGGAGATGGTGACGTTGCTAATCATGGCGGTAATTTATCAGCAGAAGCAGAGTCATGGGTAGCTAGTTTTCATCCAAATGATATTAAATTAATGGAAGATGAAGGTTGGAGCGAATACCCTGATACTTATTGGAAACAAACTTCTAAAACAAATTCTTTCAGAAAACAATATGCTGGAAAAGGAATGACGTATGATTCAACAAAAGATAAATTTATAGGTGGTCAACCATTCTCATCTTGGGTATTAGATGAAAATGATGATTGGCAAGCTCCTGTGGCTATACCAAAACAATTTTTAGGTAGCGATCCTACTTTAGATAATGTATACATAGAATCATCATGGGACGAAGATAATCAAAGATGGATAGGTCTACAACAAGAAACATCTACTGATTATATTTGGAATCCATCGAGTTCAGAATGGGAGGTTGAATAATGTCAGTTTTTGATAATGGTGGCGTAATAGGAGTGGCTAACGATCCTGCAGTTGGAACTAACGCAGAAAATATTCAAACATTTACAAGTCCTGGAACATGGTCAGGTGGAACTGGCTGGACAGGCGGAAACGTCGGTATTCTTGTCGTCGGTGGTGGCGGCGGAGCTGGACAAAGAAAAGCCGGAGGCGGAGGAGGCGGAGGAATGAGAAGTTTTCCTTCTCAACCCGTGCCTGCAGCGTCTCAAACAGTTACAGTTGGCGGAGGTGGTGCTGGTGGAACAGTGCCTGCTTCAACAGGAGTATCTGGAGCAAATTCTTCTTTTGGATCAATTGTTATTGGAACCGGAGGAGGCGGAGGTGGTCCAACACCAAGCCCTGAAGGCGGACCCGGAGGTAAAGACGGTGGATCTGCTGGTGGTGGAGATAACGGAAATACTGGAGGATCTGCTGTTGTATCTCCTGATGGAATTAGTCCAACAACTCAAGGTAATGCTGGTGGAAATGGAAATCCTGGAAACAAAGGCGGCGGTGGTGGCGGCGGAAAAGGTGGTGCAGGTGGAAATATGCCTGGATCTACAGCTGGAGCCGGAGGATCTGGAGCTACTTCAGATTTAGCAAGCCCAAGTGCCTCACCTTCAAATACAACTTATGCTGGCGGTGGTGGCGGCGGAGCTGCAACTGGACCAATTAATCCTGGTGGTGGCGGAGGATCTCCTGGACCTGGAGGCGGAGGAGCTGGAACAGCTGGCGACGGCGCTGGTGGAAACGGAACTGATGGCCTAGGTGGTGGAGGCGGATCTGGAGGATTTGCTTATCCTGGACCTAATGGTGGATCTGCTGGAGCTGGTGGAGACGGAGTTGTTGTTGTAAGAACACCTGCTTTTAGTTTTTCAGTAGCTTCTGGTGTGTGGAATTTAAAAGCTCAATTTGCAGCTAAAAAATCTAACAACTGGCCTACATCATAAAATATAAGTTTAATAATCTATCAACATAGGATATAAAGTTGTAATAGATTGGAATGAAAGTGGAAGAAAGTATAAATTTTTATGATGGATTAATTACTGAGAAAAAACTTAATGATATAAACAAAATATTGTTAAACAAAAATTTTCCTTGGTATTACAATCATCAAACTTCTGAGAATGATTATAATTTTAAAAATACTTTTGAACATTTTCAATTTGCTCACTGGTTTATTTTTAATAGTGAAATCAGTTCAACTTATATAAACGATTTTAAAAATGTGTTGGATAACGTTCCTATTAATTATGATTTAATTGTAAGAGCTAAAGCAAATTTTTTACCTCAAGTGCAAAACAATAGTTTTAATAATCCTCACAAAGATATTGTTAGAAAAGATAGGCAACATAAAATAGGTATTATTTATTTAAATGACGCCGATGGTGACACAGTTATATTTAATCAGGACAAAGAAATTATAAAAAGAATAACACCCAAAGCAGGTAGGGTTTTGATTATGAGTGGAGATTTAATACACACTAGTTCTCATCCAAATAAAACAAAATACAGAATGATTTTAAATATTAATTTTTTAGTATGATGCAAAAACAAAAAGATATTTATGATAAAGATATTCTTATTAATAATAAAAATGAACAAGTAATGATGGCTTGGGAAAAACCATACATGGAAAAATGTATAGATGTATTACAACCACACGGAGACGTTTTAGAAATAGGATATGGTTTAGGTTATTCTGCTAATCAAATAAAAAAACATTCTATAAAAAGTCACACTATTATTGAATGTGATGACACCATATATCAAGATTTAATTAGATGGGCTGACGACAAAACAATACCTGTTAAAGGTTATTGGCAAAAAGAATTATCTAAATTAGGAAAATTTGATTGTATATTTTTTGATGACTTTGCATTACCAAACACAGACCCCAAAAAGGATTATAGAGTATTTGACTTTTATTATGAAATTGCTAAAAATCATATAAAAGAAAATACCAGGTTTGTTTTTTATTGTGATACCGAATTGTATTGGCCTGCAAATCCTTGGATAAAGTATGAATGTATGAAGTATAATATAGATATTCCCGATAATTGTAACTACCCACATTTAACAAATATGTACATCCCTTTAATTATTTTTAAAAAACCTAATTTAAATTTAAAAAAAATATACATAGGAATTGATATATGAATTTAAAAAATCAATATTGGGTTTTTGATAAAGCCATATCCGAAAGACATTGTGATCATATTATAAAGTATGGTAATCAACAACAAGACTCATTAGCGTTAACCGGTGGACTTTCGCAAAAAGCAAATAAAGGAGAAAAATTAAACGACGACGAAATTAAAAATTTAAAAAAGAAAAGAGATTCAAGTGTTGTTTGGTTGGATGATAGATGGATTTATAGATTAATACATCCGTATATCCATACCGCAAATAAAAATGCTAATTGGAATTTTGAATGGGATTTTAGTGAAGCTTGTCAATTTACAAAATATAAATTAAATCAGTATTATGACTGGCATTCTGATTCTTGGGAGAATGCTTATGGAGAAGAAGAGAAAAATAAAAACTATGTAGGAAAAATAAGAAAACTTTCTGTAACTTGTCAATTGACTGATGAATCAGAGTATGTTGGAGGCGAATTAGAGTTTCAATTTAGAAATAAAGATGACCCAACATTGACTGTTGAAGCTACTGAGGCTAAAAGAAAAGGAACCATAATAGTGTTTCCATCACATGTTTGGCACAGAGTCAAACCAGTAACTTCAGGAAATAGATATTCTTTGGTAATATGGAGTTTAGGTAAACCTTTTATATAATATGTCATTTAAAGAAAATAACTACACCGTAATTAAAAATGCAATTAGCACAGAATTGGCTGAGTATGTATATGAATGTTTTTTAATGCAACGTAGAGTTGCTAGAACATTTTTTGATACAAAATATATATCACCTTTTTCTACAGAATTTGGTGTTTGGAATGACCACCAAGTATTAGAAACTTATTCTTTTTATGGAAACCCAATCATGGAAGTTTTATTAGAAAGACTTAAACCTTTGATGCAAAAAGAAACAGGATTAACTTTGTGTGAAACTTACTCTTATTGTAGGCTTTATAAAAAAGGTGATGTTCTTAAAAGACACAAAGACAGGATGTCTTGTGAGATATCTACAACTTTAAATTTAGGTGGAGATCCTTGGCCTATATTTTTAGAACCATCTGGTAAAATAGAACAACCAGGTGTTAAGGTAGATCTAAAACCTGGCGATATGTTAGTATATAAAGGAATAGAATTAGAACATTGGAGAGAACCTTTTACTGGAGAAAATTGTGGTCAAGTGTTTTTACATTATAATAATGTTGATACTCAAGGTTTAGATAATAAATTAGATAGTAGACCACACCTAGGACTACCTTCAGAATTTAAAACTAAATAATGAAACATTTTTATGAAGACATACAAGGTTGGTTTGATTTTCAAAAATTATATAAAGAAATGGTTTCTCTTCACGATAATGCAAAATTTGTTGAGGTTGGTGTTTGGAGAGGTAAGTCTACATGTTATTTAGCTACTGAAATTGTAAATCAAAATAAAAACATATCTTTAGACACTGTTGATAATTACCCTTACCTAACTGAACAATACGCTTACAACAAAGATGTTCCTAAACAGTTTAAAAAAAATATAGAACCATTTAAATTTATTAATCCTATCTATAAAGATAGTTTAGAGTCTTCTAATTTATATGAGGATGAGTCGATTGATTTTATATTTTTTGATAGTGAACATACTGAAATATATGCAACAAAAGAAATAAAGGCGTGGTATCCTAAAGTTAAAATAGGTGGATACATGGGTGGTCACGACTATGTTTGTTTTCCTTGTCCTGAAATTGCTTATATCATAGGTGTAGGAAGTGCCGTAAATAAATTATTTAATGACAATTTTAAATTATATCCTGGACAAAGAGATAATAATGGTAGAATATACGGACCATCATGGCTTCATAAAAAACTAGAAAAGTCATTATTTTAAATATATAAAGGACCATTATGCTACAAAAATTAGGGTTCTTACCAGGATTCAATAAACAAGTTACATCTACCGGAGCTGAGTCTCAATGGACGGGTGGAGAAAATGTACGTTTTAGGTATGGTACGCCTGAAAAAATAGGTGGTTGGTCTCAATTAGGTGATAGTAAATTAACTGGTGCAGCTAGGGGTTTGCATCACATGGTTAATAAAACAGGTATTAAATACTCTCTTATTGGTACAAACAGAATTTTATATGCTTACACAGGGGGAGTATATTACGATATACATCCTTTAATTAATCCATCTGGCACAGCCATTACAAATGCTTTTAGCACTGTTAATAATGACCCGGCAGTAACTATTACTTTTCCATCAGCACATAGTTTTGAAACAGGAGATATTATTTTATTTGGAGATGCTTCTACATTTTCAGCTATTACTAATTCTAATTTTGGAGCTTCTGATTTTGCTAACAAAAAATTTATGGTAACATCAACACCAACGGGAACTACTATTACTATTACAATGCCAAGTGTTGAGACAGGAAGTGGAGCAACTACTTCTGGAGGCATAACTTATTTTCAATACTATCATGTAGGACCACCTGACCAGGTTGGAGTTTTTGGTTATGGTATATCTCAGTGGAGTGGTACAACTACAAACCCACAAACTACTACATTGAATGGCGGACTAAACAACGACGCATTTGGAACAGGTGGATCAGGCACTACAATTAATGTAGCTAGCACCACGGGTTTTCCAACCGCAGGTACAAATTTTATACAAGTAGGAACTGAAGAAATATCTTACACAGGCGTTACTGCTACAAGTTTTACTGGAATTGTTAGAGCTGTTCGAGGAACAACTAGAGCTGCTCACAGCACTAGTGCAACCGTTACTAATCACAGTGGTTTTTCTGGATGGGGTCAAGCCGCTACATCTACAGATAAAGTTGCAGAGCCAGGGATGTGGTCTATAGATAATTTAGGAAGTACAGCTATTGCACTAATATTTAACGGTGAATGTTTTGAATGGAATGCTGACGCAGCTAATGCAACAGCAACAAGAGCTACAATTATATCAGGAGCACCAACTGCATCTAGAGATATGTTGGTATCTACTCCCGATCGTCACTTAGTATTTTTTGGAACAGAAACAACTATTGGAGATAAAACTACACAGGACGACATGTTTATAAGATTCTCGTCTCAAGAAAATATAAATGATTATGCGCCTACAGCAACCAATAGTGCTGGTACACAAAGACTGGCCGCTGGATCACGGATCATGGGTGCTAAACTTGGTAGAAATGCATTATACGTTTGGACAGACACAGCTTTATTTACTATGAGATTTGTTGGAACTCCTTTTACATTTGCCTTTGAGCAAGTAGGTACCAACTGTGGATTGATAGGTAAAAATGCAGCTGTTGAAGTTGACGGTGCTGCTTACTGGATGTCTGATAATGGTTTTTTTAGATTTACTGGTAAACTAGAATCTATGGACTGTTTAGTTGAAGACTATGTTTACGATAATTTAAATACAACATCTAATCAAATGGTTTATGCTGGAATCAATAACTTGTTTGGTGAAGTTACATGGTTTTATCCAGAAGCTAACTCTAATGTAAATACACAATCAGTTACATATAGTTATCTAGATTCTACAGCTAAACGACCTATATGGTTTGTTAATGCAAGCAGTTTATTTATTAGAACTACTTGGGTTGATTCTGCTGTATTTGGATTACCACATGCAACTCAATACGATGCAGGAACAGATACATCTTTTGATGTAACAGGAAACACAGAAGGAATTTCATATTACTATGAACACGAAACAGGAGTTAATCAAGTAAGACTAGGAGTAACTACAGCAATTCCTGCTAATATTACTTCTGGAGATTATGATATTACACAAAAAGTTGTTAGAGGAGCTGCAACTAATTTAGGAGATCTTAGAGGTGATGGTG